AACTGACTACCTCCAAAGTTCTTTTGGGGGTGGTGGTTTAACAGCAGATCAATATATATTGATGTGTGAACAGATGGGTTGGGAACCACAAGAGGAAGATCTACCTCAAGATGGCTCCAACCTATCTTTAGAGTGTCAACAAGCTCTAACAGTTTTAAATGCTCTTCCTGATATATTCGAAGGTATGAATGGTACATGGATGGGAAAAGACTATAGTGGTCTAAGTGCTATTATGGATATTTATGAAATTGATGATAGACGTTCGGTATTTGAATTATTAAAAGAAGCTGAGTCGCTGTTAGGAAAATACTATTCACAGCAATCTAAGCAACAAAGCAGAAGTCTAAAAAAGGGGTAATCGTTGGCAACTATTAAAAATACTATTGATACACAGTTTACAAGTAGAGGTGCTAAAAAAGTTAGAGAAGAGACTGAGTCTATTGGTAAGGCTCAGACTCGACTTGGCCAAGGTTCTGCCTCTGCTGGACGTTCTTTTTCATCCCAGGCTCAAGGACTAGGTGGATTAGTTGGTGTATATGCAGCTGCTGCTGCAAACGTATTTGCTATCAGTGCAGCTTTTGAAGCACTAAATGCTGCCGCAAAATTTCAAACAACTATTAGAGGTACTGAACAACTTGCTTCCGCGCTTGGCACAAGTGCTCAAGCTATTATAAAAGATCTTCAAACAGTGACTGATGGGCAGCTTTCTATAGTAGAAGCTGCTCGATCAGCTAACATTGCACTTTCAGCCGGCTTCGGAAGAGAACAGTTGAGAGGATTAGCAGAAGTAGCTACAAAAGCTTCTAAAACATTAGGTAGAGACTTAAATGATTCTTTTCAACGTATAACTAGAGGTGTTATTAAACTTGAACCAGAACTTTTAGATGAATTAGGTATTTTTACTCGTATAGAGCCTGCTGTAAATGATTATGCTATTGCTATAGGTAAATCTGCTTCTCAATTAACAAACTATGAAAAAAGACAAGCTTTTGCAAACGGAGTTTTGAAAGACGGTACTCAAGCTTTTAAAGATATTACTTTAGCGGGAGACTCCACTCAAAAATCTTTTGAACAGTTAGTTGCTACTTTTACTAATATAGCCGTTGTTGCTGGAGGATTAATAGCTGATTCTTTAGCTCCTTTAGCAGATTTTTTAAATGATAGTTTAGGTAACCAATTAATTTTAGTAGGATCTATAGGAGCTTTAGTATTTGGAAAACTAACAACCGCTGTAACTGTTTTTGTTACAGGAGGTTTGACAACTCTTACAGCAAGTTTAAATGGGGTAGCAGCTTCAATGGCTGCTGTTAGTACTAGTGCCACAGCCATGGCTGCAAGAACTGCAGCAGCTTCCAAAGCTTTTGTAGGAGCAGGAGCATTAACTGGTAGTAATAGGGCTTTTGGTTCTCAGTTTAAAAAAGATATAGCTGCTGGTCCCTTAAGTTTAGGTCAGGCTCAACAGGCTCAACCCAAAATTGTAAAAGCATTACAAGCTGAAAAGAAAGAAAGAAAAGATATAAAATTGCTTATGAAGCAAGCAAATGCAGATGCAACTAGTCTAAATAGAAAATTAACACAATCTGCAGCAAGAAGCAAAGCTTTAGGTATGAGCCTTAGAATAGTTAAAGATCAAATTGCTTTAGCAGGTAAAGGAGCAAATATTCTAACTCTAGGATTAAGAGGTGCCGCTACTGCTGCCGGTTTTCTTGCTGGATTTGTTAACCTTGCGTTAGCTGCTATAAACTATTTAATTATAGCAGCTGTTGCTTTACAAGCAGCTTTTAAATTTTTCTTTGATATAGATTTATATCAAAAGGTATTAGATTTTTACAGAGACATTACTGCAGAATCAAGACAGCAAAAAGCTGGACTAGAAGAAATAAATGGTTTAATAGATCTTCAAGGCAGTAAATATGCAGAAATGGGTAGAATATTAGATGAAGCTGGATTAGATCCTAGTCAAAGAACTGCTGGCAATGTAGAATCTGCTTTAGACGATTTACAAGAAGATGCTTTAGAGGCGTCTCGAACTATATCCTTTTTAAATTCACAAATTGCAAAAGGCGTGTTCAGTACTATGAATAATCCAGTTAATTTTGGTTTTTTTACTCAAGGAGGTCTTAATGATGCTAAGGATGAGGTAGATGCACTTAAAGATAAACTTGTTGGTTTAAACGCTCAAATAGCTGATCTTGCAGGTATTCAAGCGTTAAGTGTAGATTTTACAAACTTTTCTAAATTTATAGGAAAAGCAAAAGAAGAAGTAGAAGGTTTAACCACTGCATTATCTAAAGCATTTATTAAAGGTCAGTTTAATATAGATGATGGTGAGTTTATAGCACAAGAGCTGTTTAGAAAAGTAGACTCAAGTACGACAGCCTCACAGTTAACAAGTCCTTTTTCTGATTTAAGTAATCAGTTTGAGGTGGACGGCGCTATATATGCAAGGCAACTACAAGGTCTTCAGCTAGTTAGAGATGGCCAAGATAAATATACTAAAGGTAGTAAAGCTTTTATACAAGCTGCAGACGCTTCATCAGATTCTTTTAATAAGGTACAAGAAATATTTACTGGATTGGCTACTGACACTATCAGCCAAGAAAACGCTGGTGAGCTCTTAGGCATAATTACTGATCGTATAAAACAGGCACAGACTATAATTAAGGAGGCACAAGCGGAGAACAATCAGTTACTTCAAAGTGGACAGGTTGGAATATTTACTGAAGAACAGGCAGAACAGGCAGCACAATATGTAATTGCTATAGGTAACGGCTTAGAATATATTGAAGAAAGATTAAAAAACACAACTGAACTGTTCATAGCACAAGAAAAATTATTTCTTTCGTTAAATAAACAGTTCTCAGGTGTTAGCACTTTTATAGACGAGATGGGAAATACTGGTGCAATTGATGTGGCGAGTAGGCAGATTGCTACAAGTCAAAAAGAACAACTAAAATTTCAAAGAGCTAATTTTTTAATATTACAAGAAAGATTTGAAGTACTTAAAAATATGGGTGAAACCGAACGAAAAAGAGAAGCTAGAGAATCAGAGTTTAAATCATTAGGGCAAAATCTATTGTTAATAGCTAAATCTTCTTTTCAAGAGTCTGTAAAACTGTTATTGACTAGTGGCGAACGACTTACCCAAGAAGAAGAAAGAGTGAGAGTATTACGAGCTCAACTTAACATAATGAACATGCAAAATAAAGAAGCTGTACGACAAGCATCAATTCGTGAAAGAACTGCTAGATTTGAGCTTTCACTATCTTCTGGACAAGATAATACTATAATGGGTGAAACATTTCGTAGACCTGTTAATAGATTTGACTCTAAAGATCGAGATCAGACACAACGAGGACAAAAACGTCCTTTGTTAGGATTTGAAGGTGGTGATTTAGGCATTGATCGTATGAAGCAAACTCAAACTGCTCTTGACGCCATAATAAGCAGAGAACAACGTCGTGTAAAATTAGCAGAACAACGAGTAGCTCTTGAAAATGAGGCTGCTTCTATTGAAAGAGGTATGCGTATGGGTGCTGTGCAAGCTAAAGCAGATGCAGCATCGGGTGCAGGATCTCTTATGGTAATGAGAGCTGAAGAAGCTGCTACTATCATTGAAGAAAGATCACTATCTACTACACAAGAAATATTAGATGGTAGAATAGCAGTAATGAAAGCTGAAAGAGATGCAGAGTTAGCCTCTATAGGAGGTAGAGCCGCCGTGGCAGCAGAAGAGTTTGCGCAGGCAAAAGAGGAGATACAAGAACGCAGAGATGCTCTGCTGATAGAGCAACAAAATCAAGCAGATGCTGAAAATCTTAGACGATTGCGTAGAGCAGATAATTTAGAAATTATAAGAGCTGAAAGACAACAGGTTATGGCAAGAAAAGCTCTTGAAATTTTTAAAGTACAACAAGAAAAACAGGCTATTACTTCAAGAAGAGATATTGCAATAGCACAAGCAAACAATGAGAGAGAATCTAAACTATTTGCAATTGACCAACAAATAAAAGAATTTGAATTACTAAAATTTAGAATAGAAGCTGATGACAAATTTTTAACAAGATATGCTGAGATAACTGAAGGATTAGCTAAAGCACTAGATATTACTTATAAGCCTGTTGAAGGTAGTAAAATAGATCCTACTAAAGATGCTTTAAAATTTATTGATAAAATGTTAGGCAGAGAAGGATTCTTTAATCAACAAAGAGGTATAGCTATACAAACAGGGGTTGATAAAACAGCAACTGCAAAGGCTATAGCAAGTAGAGATGAGGATGGAAGATTAGCTAGGGAAGAAAAACTACAGGATCAGCTTGATCAGCTTAAAGATCTTGATGCATTAAAAAAATCCATGGAAGATCAAGAAACTACGTTTTTAGAGCAGGAAGCACAAAAACAAGCCGAAATGATTGCTATGAAATTAGAGAACTTAGACCTTGAAGATCAAGCGGTAAAACAAGCTTTTGATGAAAAAATGGGTGCACTAGGTGTTGAAGCAGAAGTAGCTAAAGAAGCATATAGATTAGCTAGAGACGCTGCTGAATATGATCTAAGCCAGAAAAAACGCATGGTCGAGCTAGGCAAAAGTATGGCTTTTACTATATCTGACACTTTAGGTAATGCTATGATGAAGTTTCTAACCAATTTACAAGAAGGCAAGCCACTCATAGAAGGTATTGGTGAGCTATTTACTCAGATGTTGTTTGATATACAAAAACAAATACTTCAAAAAACTGTTATTGATCCTATGACTACTGCAGTATCTGATACTCTTATAAAATCATTTGCTGGTTTTATGCTAGCAAGTGGTGGTACTGTTCGTCACATGGCTGAAGGTGGACAAGTTAACTCACTCCGTGACCGTGTGCCTGCTATGTTGGAACCTGGAGAATTTGTAATTCGTAAATCAGCTGCTAAGTCTATTGGACAAAGTAGATTAGGTCAAATGAATGCTACTGGTGCTGGTGGTATGGGTAACGTACAATTTAATATTGTTAACAATGGCGCACCTAAAGAAGCAGCACAACAAGGACCACCTAAAATTGATACTGATAAGATTGTAATTGATGTTGTAATGAGAGATCTAAACTCAAATGGTCCTATTAGAAAAGCCATGAGAAGTGGATGAGGAAATAACATATGACTATAGCTACATACCCTGATGATGCAATAGCACCTATAACAGCTTTTTCTGTTGTAGCCACTGCTAGTTTTAATAATACTGGATTAACCAGAGTAGCTTTTAACTTACCTAGTACTGTTACTAGTAAAGGAGAAGTTACAGCTTTTGATGATGGTATTTTACAATCTACTTCTACTTACTCTTTATCTAATGCAGGTCAAACAATAACTTTTGCTGTGGCTCCTAATGCTACTGAACTAGTTGTAAAAACAATATCCCTTCCTGAAAGATATCGTTTAACTAGAACTTTTCCAGATGTAGATGCCGTAGATTTTAGTAACACAGCCCCTACAGTAGTTAATGGTAATACCTATATTATTAATGGTGTTACGGAAGCTTTTTCTTTTCCCGCTATTGTTAATGTTACTAGTACTAGTGATTTTATAGTATATGCTTCTGGTGTCTTTCAACAGCCTAGCGCTTATACCTATCCTTCTGTTACTTTAGGTTTTCAGGGTATTGATATAGGTGATAATGCAGCAGTTAACTTATTAACTAATTTTGCAGGTAATTTAACTGATATTAGTCCTAAAGCTCATACTGTTACAATTAATAGTGGCTCTGCTAGTTTTAGTAGTTCTAATATTGTTCTAGATGCCACTAAATTTATTAATGTACCATCTAGCAATGCTTTTAGTGTGGGAGAAGAAAAATCATTTACTTTTGATACTATTATAACCCCTGATGCAGGTGCTAGTATGAGTGCTAATCAGACTGTATTAGCCCGTTTTCAAGATGCATCTAACTATTATGCACTAAGAACTGTAGGATCAAATGCTAATGTAGGATTTGTAGTAAATCAGGGAGGATCCTTAACAGAAATATATGGAGGTAATTGTAATGGTGGTACTACATATAGTGTTGCTGTGTCGTATGATAAGACTACTGCTAATTTACGTTTGTATGTACAAAATCAATTAGTAAAACATGTAAACTATAATCCTAGTGTATCTCCCTTTACTTCTGGAGCGCTAACTATTGGAGCAAATGATGATGTATCTGGTGGTTCCGCAGCAAGTCAAGAACGTTATAAAGGTAAAATTGAATATATACGCATGTCTGACGGTGGTAGATATAGAACATCTACCATAAATGCACTTACCACTACCGCTACAGTAATTGGAGGAGCACCTTTAGGGGCTATAGATCCTATAGATACTTTATCTGTTAGAGTATTTGATTCTTCTGTTAGTGTTAGTGATAGATTTAATTCTATGGCAGATAGAAAACCTGATAAAGGATTTACTACTGATAAAACTTTTGCAGTAGAAACGTTTACTTCCCATGCTGGATATGAAAAAAGAAGATTAAAATCTAGAAGACCTACACGAAACTATGATTTACAATATACCAATATAACAGGAGTAGAAAAAACTGCAATTGAAAATTTTTATAATGCTAGAAGCGGAGATTTTGAGTCTTTCAGTTTTGACTTGGCACATTTAAATGAAAGTGGTACAATAACTACAAGATTTGATGGGCCTTTAAGTACAACTCAAATCTTGTCTTCAGGTTCTTCTTTAACTGAAAACTTTTATACTGTGGGTTTTAAATTGAAAGAGACATTTGACTAATGACTGCTAGAAATTACGACATAATACTAACTGTAGCAGATGCTACAGATTTTGTCTCAGGTAATGCTATTGTAGGTGTTACAAGTGCTACGGTGGGGTTTATTGCTAATGTTAATATTACAGCTAAACAACTAAAAGTTAAACTAAATAATGTAAAACAAGAGTTTCATGATAGTGAGACTATTACTTCTAATAGTGTAGTTATAAGTGGTACTGCAAATGGTGTATTAAATACTCTTACAGTACCTTTTCAATCTAATGTAAGAGCAAGTGAAACAACCACAGCTACTACTACTATAGCTTCTCAAGCTCCTAGTCCTTTTATAGCAGAAAAAAATGCTTTTACTCAAAATCCAATAGTAAGGCTATATGAAATATACTATCCAGGTGAGTGGTTTCCTACAACTCCAGAAGGAAATCCTTCTGGAGATGGAGAAGGACTATCATGGCCTACTAATTTTCCTTTAAAATTTGCTGATGTTGCAGGAGATTTAGTATCTGATTTACAATATAACGTAACTTATAATGGAGAATCTTATATACCTTTTCCTGTAAACTTAACTAGTATTAGTCAGGCTACTGATGGACAAATTAATGAACTTACACTAACTGTATTTAATGTTGACAATATCATATCTACTTTAGTAGAAGATCCTTACATTGTAGGTAATAATACGTCTAATGCTTGTGTTGCTAATGTTAATGGTGTGCCTTGTCATGGTATTGATCCCAGAACTATTAATTTTACACCAGCCCAAGTGGGCAATGTTGGTGAAATAGCTTTTGACACTTTAACAAGAGCAAGAGGAAATGGACTTGCTTATAGTGCAGATGTTGTTAGCCTATATGGAAAATCCAATGCTTCTTTTACAAAAGAGCAAACAGAGTCTGTTAAAGGAACTTGGCGATCATTAAAAAATGATTCTAGAGATTTAGTAGGGGGTGTGGTAAATATTAAAACTACTTTTTCAAACTTTTTAGATGTCTGGCCTGAACACAGTTCTATTAAATATTTTACAGCAAATGTAATTGAAGTTTATAATGCTATGCCTTATAGAGTTGGTGACAGTGTACGCTCTTCTAGAGGCTCTACCACTGCGACAATACAAAGCATACAAGAAAATAGATTTTTATTCTTAACTAACGAGTTAGAATCTAATACTACTGTAGGAGATGATATTTTTATTATAAATGCAGATGCAGATACTGAATCCTATATAGAAGATAACTTTAAAGTTGATCAACTAGAATCTCTAGATACAACAACTGCCGATTTTAATTTAGTTACGTGGTTGCAATATTTTAAACAAGTAACTCCAAGACGTAAATACTATAAAAATACATGTCAATGGCAGTACAAAGGTGAAGAGTGTCAGTATCCTGGGCCAGCAGGGGGTACTATACCTGGCACTACTCTTACAGCTAATACTAATCCTATTGCAGCAGATAATACAACTGCTTCGGGTCCTGAAGGTGATATATGTGGTAAAAATATATTAGCATGTACTATCAGAAATAACTCAATACATTTTGGAGGTTTCCCTGCAACAGGACGAACAATACCCAAACAATAAAATTAAAGGTTGCATACTTCCTTGGATGCATATTTTTGGGGGATTAACTGGTAATTTTTATTTATGCTGTCATGCACAATTCCAAACAGATACTACTATAGTAGGAACCTATGATCAAGCCTTAGGTGATATATGGAATAGTGAGAAATATAAAAAAACACGTTTAGATTTTTTAAATAATAAAATACCTAGTGAATGTATAAGAGCATGTTATGATAAAGAAAAACAAGGTAGTGATAGTAACAGATTACAAGTAAATAAACGATTTTCTAAAGATGGATATCTACAATCTCAGACTAATGAAGATGGAAGTTTAGATAATAAACCTACATATTTAGATATTAGATTTGGTAATTTGTGTAACTTTAAATGTAGAATGTGTGGTCCTGATGCCTCTACTAGTTGGTATAAAGACACCCTAGAAACGGGCTGGTCTAAAACTATGGACTACTATACTGATAATAAAGATTTTTGGGCAGACGTTCCACAATTTATTCCTGATCTAGAAGAAGTATATTTTGCAGGAGGTGAACCTTTTATACAAGAAGGTCATTATAAGATGCTTACATTACTTATAGAATCTGGTTATGCTAAAAATATACACCTAAGCTATAATACAAATTTAAGTTATCATAAATTTAAAAAATATAATCTTCCCGAACTATGGGCTCACTTTAAAAAAGTATCTTTATGGCCTAGTGTAGACGGATACGGAAGTCGCGTAGAGTATTCTAGAAAGGGATTATCCTGGTCTAAATTTGAAAAACATGCTATTATGTTTAAAGACAATATAACTACGATAAGCTCTGTAATAAGTATATATAGTATAACATCAATGCCTGACTTAATACTATGGTGTAAACGTAATAATTTTAATTTTTATGGAACAACACTAATTCAACCATCTGAACAAAAGGTTACTTGTCTGCCTAAAGAAACAAAACAAGATATAATAAAATTATATAAAAAGTTTACTAATGATTATAAAAAATTATTAACTAGGCACGATATAGAACAGATTAAAAGTTGGTTATCTTTTATGGTTAGTACAGATGATTCTTATTTACTGCCTACATTTAAAAAAGAACAAGAAAGATTAGACTTATTACGTAATGAGTCATTTACTAAAACTTTTCCGGAATTTACATCATGGTACGAAACTATATAGGTATACCTCATTCTTATGACGAAATAAACTGTATTACACTAATTAAAAATTTTTATCATACTGAGTTGAATTTACAATTTTCTTTGCCTAATTACCCTCTTTCTAGGCATTGGATTAAAGAATTTACTACAGTAAGTATAGATAAATGGGCAGCTCAATGTGCTAAAAAAGTAAGTTTGACAAATGCTAAAGATTATGATGTAATAGCATTTAAGTCAGAAAAAACAAATTTAATAATACATTTTGGAATGTACTTAATGGCATCTAAAATGTTACACATCGAAGAAGGGGGGCTTTCGCGTGTAGAAACTTTATCAGATTATTGGATAGAGAATATACATTCGATATATAGACATGACAGCTTGGTATAATAAATATAAAGATTTTCCATATGTACATTTAGGTAATAACGCAGAAACAGGGATTGATTGTTTTAATCTCTGTAAATTAGTGTACTTAAATGAGTTAGGTATAGATATTCCTTACACTAGTGATCACTTTTGTAAGATAGTAGACGAAGATTGGTACAGTAAGACACATGAGCGTTATTTTGAAATAGGAGGTGCTGCTACTGATACTTATGGTTGGAGAAAAGTTAAAGAACCTAAACTTTATGACATTATAACTATGAGTTTAGGTGCTACAAATGTAACTAATCACTGTGCTTTATATGTTGATAAAAATAAAATGTTACAAACCATGATTAAGCATACAAGCTGGATAGCTCCTTATGGAAACTATTACAAACAATATACTACAGGGATATATAGATGGAAAGATTTGTAAAGTTAAAAGAAGATATGAATGCACACGCTATGAGAGACTATCCTAAAGAGTGTGTTGGTATTGTTACTAATGACTTTACTTATGTACCTTGTACTAATATATCCACTTATCCTAAACAAACTTTTATATTAGATCCTGCAGACTTAGTTAGGAATGATGGCAACATATGGGGTATTTTTCACTCCCATCCAGGAGATGAAAATCCCATACCAAGTAAAGAAGATAAAGTAAGTGCAGCTTTTCAAGAGTATAAATTTTTAGTAGGATTTAACAATAAATTTTATATATATTGGTTAGATCATAACGTAGACGCACTCATATTTGATGAGTTTAAGGAAGAACATCTTGTTAATTAATCTTAAAATACACTCAGCTTATAGTAAATTTTTTACAGAAAAGTCATATACGCTAGAAGCGTATACAGCTAGTGATGTTTTATTCTATCTTAAAGCATTACATCCTAAATTTTCTAAATATATGATTCAAGTACATTCTGGTGTTTCAGAAGAAGGAATCTCTATACTAGATAGTAAATTAAATCAAATTTCGGATGATATGTTAGAAGTTAAAAAGTTTAAAGAGGGAGAGACAATTCATTTAGTTCCTAATATATCAGGCGGGGGTGGTAAACGTTTTAGAAATGCACTTCTTTTTATGGCGCTTATTGTTGCAGCTCCTTATATTATGAGTTATTTAGGTACCGTAGGCTCAAGTTTGGGTATAGGTGCTGGTGCTCCTTTAAATGCTATACCCCAATTGGGCGCAGTAAATGTAGGTGCAGGTGCAAGTACAGGATTAAGCGTTATGAAAACTATTGGACTTAATTTGGCTATGTCAGGCATTACAGCTCTAATGACTAAATCTCCTGCACAAAGAGCTAGTAAACAAACTGATGCTACAACAAGAGATGCTGGTATGTTTGGTAGTTTAACTAATAGTTCTACTAGTGGTACACCCGTTTCTTTAGTATACGGAATGAATCGTGTTGGTGGTCAGTTTTTAAGTGGGTATATAAGTTCTATATCTCATGGAAGTAGTGACACAATCAGTGTAGGAGCGCAATTTGATGGCACATAGAAATTTTATTAATCATTCTAATACGCTAGTTCCTCAGATACAAGGTGCAAAAGGCGGTAAAGGAGGAGGCGGTCAACCTTATGAGCCAACAGAAGATCCTCAAAGTTTATTTTCAACTGACATTCTCTTTGTAGTCATAGGACTAGGAGAGGGGCCTGTATATAGAATTAATCCTAATGGTCCTCAAGATATACAATTAACAGATAGTTCAATTGATGATCTTATTAATCTAGATGGTGATGGTCTTGAAAATACACAAAAATTTAAAACATTATCCACTACTGGTACAACGGTTCAGGGTAGATTAGATACATTTGGAGAAACAATTACTACTCCTCAAAATTTTGCATCTTCTGTTATTTTAAGACACGGAAGTAGTGGAATACCTGCAACTGGTGTTACTCTACAAGAAACTTCTGCTAAAGACTGGGATGCTTTAGAATTTCAATTTTTGATAACATCTCTTCAAACAATTACTGATGAAGGGGATTTATTACGACACAGTATTTCAGTAGCTATAACAGTATTTAATAGAACTGGAACGACTCAAATTGCTAGTGTTTCTAGAACTATAAATGGTAAAACAAATACTTCTTTTAAATTTACAGTAAAAATTCAAATACCTGAAGCATCTAAAAGTACGGATGGATATAGATTTAGTGTATCAAAAACCTCTGGAGATTCTACTAGTTCTGGTACAAATGATGATATACAGTTAGTAGGATGGAATGAGATAGAAAATTCTCCACAAGCTTATCCTAGAACTGCTCATATAGGCTATGCCTTAAGAGCTGGTGACGAGCACAATGGTATACCAACTTTTACTTCTTTAGTTAAAGGATTAGTACATAAAGTACCTTCTAATTATAATCAACCTACTCTAGTAACAGGAGAAATTGATTGGCGTCATATAGAAGTTCCTTCTACGGGAGCTAATAGTCCTGCTACTGCTGGTTATTACTTACAACAGTCAGGTACTAATGTACAAACAAGTGCTACTATAAATATTTATAGAGGCACTTGGGATGGAACTTTTGTATATTCGTGGTCTCAAAATCCCGTATGGATTATATATGATATATTAACTAATAAAACATATGGTTTGAGCATACCAGAAGAAAATATAGATAAATATAGATTCTACCAAATTGCACAATTTTGTGATGCTTGTGATTTTACTACAGGTAATTTCGTAGGAGTAGATGGATTATCTGATGGGACTTTTAGAAGTAAACCTAGAAACACATTTACAAGTATTAGAGAAAACCAACTTGGACTACTTCAAGGTACTAAAATTAAAGAAAGAAGATTTATCTTAGATATAACTATTGCTGATCAGACTCAATCTTTTGATATTTTAAATAGTTTAGCTGCAAGTTTTAGAGGTGCTATAATTTACGCTCATGGTAAAGTAACACTAGCTTGTGATTTGCCTGAAGAGACTCCTGTTGCGGTATTTAATGAAACTAATATAAAAGAGAATACTTTTATAATAGGAGGCAATAAGGAAAGTGAAGTATTAACTGGCGTAGATGTTAGTTATATTGATCCTACAAATCATTTTAAAAGAGAAACAGTTCGAATTGACCAGCTAGGTAGTAATGATGGAATTAGAAAAACTGAAATAGAGAATATCCAATCTCTAGATTTAGCCGGAGTTACTAGACGAAGTCAGGCGTTAAGATTTGCACAGTATCAAATAGCTTCTTCTAGATACTTAAAGAGAACTACTACTTTTACTACTAGTGTAGATGCTTTACAGCTAGCTCCTGGAGATGTGATATCCGTAGCTTTTCAGGCAAGTGGTATAGCTTATGGTTTTGGTGGAAAAATAGAAAAAGATTCTGCAGTTACTTCATCTAATACTAATGTATTTTTAGAACATTATACTGTTCCGTCTCTTAGTGCAAGTAATTTTGGAACTTCAAATACTGGTCCTTTAGCTTTAAGAGTTATTAAAGCAACTAGTGATAGAATTGATTTATACATAGTTTCAAATAGTGCTTTTGCTCTTTCTACTACAGATAATGTTACTTCGGGAAGTGATAGGGCTACTGTTAATCCTATTAAAAGATTTAATCCTATAACCAGTTCTTGGGATAACTATACTGCTTTTACTGCTAATAATGTTCCTAAAAAAGGAGATTTATGGACATTTGGAGAACTTGTAAAAGAAGATACAAATATTTATAGCTCTAAAACTGATAAACTTTTTAAAGTAACTCAAATAGAACGTGAAATGGATACTAATGAAGTTAATCTATCAGCTGTAGAATATATATCTAATGTATATGTAGATTCAGATACTTTTATTGATTATAAACCTACTGCCTATACTGATATACAATCTGCTTTAACTGTTCCTCCTGTGCCTAATTTTAATTTTTTTGCTAGTCCTAGACAGCATACTGATGGATCAATAGTTCTAACTGGTGTACTAGAAACGTCTACTGAACGAGACGGATTCGGTATAACTTATATTACTGAATATGAAATGTCTAAACCATCTGCAGAGTCTCTAGTAGCTAATGCAAATTTATCTGGAATTAGTGGTCAGACTATTCAGGTATCTGATGCTAATGTCCTACTAGAAACTGGTTCTGTAACTATAGCAGGTAAAAATGGTTTTTCAAGTATTGTAGGTGAGATAAAATTATTATGTACAGACGTTAGTATTGTAGATACTGCATCAGGTACTGTAGATGGTAATGTAGAGTTAACTATACAGGGTTTTGGTCAAGTATTTGATGAAAATTTTCAATGTAATATACTAGAAGCTAATGATAGTGGTGTATTTGCAGGATTAAAAGGTACAGATAATATTATCATTCCTATAAAGGAAAAAGATCAAGAACAGGGTTTATTAAATTTTATAGGACATGCAGGTACTATTACTGCTGTTAGTCAACCTATAACTGGATTTACTTTAGCATCTGATAAAGTAAAAATAGAAAATAAAAGAACTGATGATGTAACTTTAGTTACCAAGATACCCGAGCCTCCATTCTATATTAAATTAAATCAACTTTTAGATTCTAGACATTATTCTAATAATAGTTTTTATGTATCTGGATCTGAATCTACATTTGTAAAATCAGGAGAAATAAATGGTGATGATTCTACTACTATTGATTTACCGGTAAGACCTAGAGATAAAGCTTTTGTTCGTTTATTTATAGATGGTACAGAGCGAACTGCAGGTCAGTTTACCTTGAATAACGATAATGTACAAATGAATGCAAATATAGTATACAATAGTACTGCTGCAGAAACAGCTTTTAGAGCAGAGGTAGATTACTATAATGTCCCAATATTTGAGATAGGAGACAATGTTCAGTCATCTTTTGATAGTGTTTTTTCTATATCAAATACTAGTTATGATGTTGCTTCTGCTAAATATAATGCTGCATTAACTGCTAATTACATATATAAAATACAAACAGCTACTACACCTTCTAATAATTTAAGTGGCTTTACTTTTACTAATATTTCTATTAATCCTGTAGGTACTATTAGCAATATTTCTGGAGGGATAGCTACTTTTGAATATGATACAGGACAATATACTGGTAAATTTCATTTAGCTAATAATCGCGTGTATAGTTTAGAAACTGGTTCTGAATTTGAGCAAATATTTCTAACCAAGGATGGACATACACCCGAATTAACAATTGGTACAACATCTGTTAGAGCTAGAAATAGAAGTAGGGGAGGTAGGACTAGCGCATTTAATACAAAATCTGTTAAACTAGGTAATTCTCCTCTTCCTATACAAAAGGTAGAAAATGCTAGTATTATTGAATCGTTATATCGTGAACAAACTGGAGGAGTTGCTGTTCGTGTTACTCTACAATTTGATCATATACAACAACAGAGTGTAACAGATTATGAAATATCTTATAAATTAGATGCTGTTGAGGATGTGGGTACTAATGACGGAGGCACTGATTTAACATCTTTTAATACTGTAAAAGTTCCTGCCACCGGAGTTGACAGTGATGGTAAAATTAGATTTACTGTTAATGGTATAAATAGAGGACCAACTAGTGATGCTAGAAATGTCCTATTTAGAATTGTACCTTTAAATAAAGATATAAGAGGAATAACTGCTACTATAAGTAAATCTATTATTGGTAAAACAGATAAACCCTCAAATATATTTAATTTTACTGGCGGTCAACAGACTGATCAAATTACTTTATTGTGGTCTTATGCTCGAGGAGCAGATGGAGAATTATCAGATATTGATCTTAAAGAGGTAGTTATAAAAAGACTACCAGGAACATTAACAAATAGTATAGAAAATTTTGTTTTAGCAGATGACCTAGTAACAGTATCTGCAGGTACTGCTCGTAAATCTATACCTATAGATACTTTTGGCGAATTTACTTATTTTGCAAGAACTAGGGATACTAGCGGTAATTTTAGTGATGATGTAGTTGCAATTACTCTTATTACCTCTAGACCTATTAGAAGTACTGTAGTTGCTGCATTTAATGAAGATAGTCCTTCTGTTAATTTTACTTCTATAACTAATACAAATGCAGGAGAAGATAATTTTCCTTCTTTTGCTGATTCTAATACAGGTGGTTTAGCTTTTAATAAGTCTGATTCACCATTTGATTCTAGTACTACAGATAACGCTAATGGTACTTCTAGTGGTTGGTCAGCTACTGGTGCTGCTACTGATCTATTAGCTGCTGGCACTGCTGAGTATATAACACAAATTAGAGATTTTGGATCAACTGTAACAGGTTCTATATTTGTAGATATCGAAGCTACTCAGTCTGTACAAACTAATTGGACAGATACTAAAGAAACATATATATCAGGTGTTACAGAAGTGTCAGGTACTAGTGGTGTACTAAAAGAAGTTCAATTTGGAGGAATTGGTCATGTACTAGGATTTAGTAATACTGCGGTAACTAATCCAAGATTTGATGCAAATAATCAGACTTTTATGTCAGGTGGTGTTGATGGTAATGTGTTTGCTATATGGAATGATGGACAATATACTGGTAATGTCATAGCTATTACAGGAATTACAAAAGCTAGTCCCGCAGTTATAACTACTGATGGTGTTCATGGTATAGCTAATGGTGATAGAGTTATTATTCATGATGTAAATGGTATGACAGAGATAAATGACAGAGAACTTTATGTAAACGCTCCTTCTACAACTACTATACAACTATATACTGATACAGGTAGAACCTCAGCTCTTAACTCTAGTGGTTTTGGTACGTATACTTCTTCTGGTGTAGTAGACGAAGGTGATTATTCAAATTCAAACTCGTATGCACTAATAGCAGGACTTATAGATGCTGATGAAATTAGATTAGGTGCTAGTTACCATGCAAATGGGGATGCTACGGGTGGAAATGCTTTAGCTAATATAACAAGTATAGCTTCTAATTATAAATTAGTAAATTTAAAACAATATAATGATACAGGTTCTGGTGATACTTTTGCAGGTACATTAGGAGCTATTACAGCACAGACACAAATTAGAACTACTACTGCTGCTGATGCTCAATTATTTCATGCAAATGGTAACGTAATTACTACTCAATTTGTAGGTGGTACAGTTAATGATGGATTTCAAACTTACCAAGCTGGTAGTAGAACGTTTAGACAGTTCCAATTAAAATTTATATTAAAAAATGATCAGCCCGAAGAATTTGACTTTACAATTGATAAATTTAGGTATACTATAGAAAAGGATACAGTTACTTTTACAGATACTACTGCATATAACGCTACTACTAAAACTATTGATATTACTAGTGCAGGTTTTTTAACTAGGCCTGTGGTAAGTTACGCAATGCTAGATGAGGATTCAAATAAGCCACATATAGTAGTAACTACAGCTGCCTCAAATCAAGCAATTAGTTATCAAGTATTTAAAAGTAGTGATGGAAGCGCAGGTTCTACCTCTGCAGGTATGTCTGTAATGATGACAGCAACAGGAGTTTAAATGGCATTACAAGATTCAAATACATATATAGAACCTACAGCAGGTACTTCACTGAATGCTTCTCGTACTCAGTTTAATAACTCTTTACGCTCATTACTAACTAACTTTAGAAGCTCAAGTCCTCCTGCTACTGTAAATATTAGTGCATCTGGTGAAGGTATTAGTGTGCCCGATGGTACTATAATGCATTTTGCTAATTCTAATGTTAATGCTTTGTTTGTGTCTGATTCTAGTAATAAAAAATCTTCTCCAATTGGTGGTAACTTTACTAGAAGTGGTATAGGTCACCGCAATGAGAATGGTATTACAGTAATGATGGCTAATGCTCCTTCTTATGAAATAGGAGAGTTAGCAACCACTGTTACTGCAGGTGCTGCCGCAGCTAATGCTAGATTATATCTTGTAACAGCTAATAACAGAACTGCTGCTGATTTTATTGATGTAGGTATACCTCCTACTAATGGATCTGTTGTAAATACTATGATTGCTATTAATGGTGTTACCTCTGATAGAGTTAATCTGACTACAAGTGGTGTATCTACTAATAATCTTACAATAACTGCAAGTACTGCTGGTGGAGGTAAAAAATGGTTTCCAGCAGCTGATGGTGTAGGTCATGCAGCTCTTAAGATATCTAGTATAGGTGCTAGTGATAACACTGCTATATTATTTAATTTTGGTAGTTCTAGTGCTAATGTATCTTTAGCACATCAACCAAGTGTTGCATCTACTAAAAATGGTCTAAACATTGTGCAACAAGATGGCACTTACGCACCTATAGCAGCAAATGTTGTACTATCTTCTGCTATAACAGGATCTGGCACAGCACCTGTACCTTTATTACCTGCAGGTACTATAGTAGCAACTGGTGGTACAGTGTCTGCTGGTTGGTTAGAATGCAATGGACAAGCTGTAAATAGAACTACTTATGCAGCTTTATTTGCTGCTATAGGCACTACATATGGTGCAGGAGATGGTTCATCTACTTTTCTTGTTCCTAACTTTGAAAGTAAAGTTCTAATAGGTGAATCTTCTACATTTTCTATGGGGGCAGGTGCGGGATCTTTTGCTTCTGGAGGAACTATTACTACTGCTTCTGGCTCCGCATCACTAAGTCTTGCTACAACTTCTGTTGCTACTAGTGCTAAAGATAGTAGTACAGCCGCTGTAGTATCAGGTGTTACCGCTGGTGGTCACACTCATACAGCTGTAATTCCGCATGCTGTTGCACGTTATATAATAAAAACATAAGAGGGAAATAATGGAATATATAAAAGTTCATATAGATGAGATGTTTCAAAAAACTGTATTTTTTGAATATAGACTTATAGAAGAAGATAAAAGCAATGATTTAGTTAGTAGAGCTTTTCCTTTTGCTAAATTAATAGAAAGAGAACCACATATAGAAAAGTTAGTAGAGGGTACTATCATAGGTATTTATTATGAACAGCGTGGTTCTAATACCGTAAGTGAGCGTCAATGGCTTGATAAAAGTGAAGAGCTAGACAATGATACTATTGACTATATTAAAAAGCTTGCTATAAAAATATGTGTAGATAAATACTATGATGAAATATTAAAACCACCAACAATTGATGAACAGGTAGAAGATTTTATAAAAGAGTTTTTTGAAGAAGGTGATTCAGAACCTTTAGAGCAAAAAGACTTTTTAGCTGAGTTTTTTGAAGAACTATCTGATGATAATACTGAATCAACTGACGTATCCTCTAAAAAAACTATATCTTCTCAAATAGAAGAAAAATTTAATAATACTACTTTAGGACAAAAAGACTTTTTAGCTGAGTTTTTTGATCAATTAGACGACGAGTAGTTAAGGAGCAACTATGGCGCTTACGCGTGTAACATCTACAGTCTTAGAGTCTAATGCAGTTTCTGCAGAAAAAATGGCTAATGGTTCTATAGTAACCAGACTATATGGTATAAAATCTATTGAAGCTAAACATTTAGCTGCTAGTGCAAATACTGCAAGTTTAACTACGAATGTAAATTTATTACAAAGTAATATTAATACTGTTCATGCTAATGTAGTAGCAGCAGAAGCTAATATAATATCTGCTAATACTGCAGTATTTAACGCGGCTAAAGCAAATGATTTTGCAACTTTTACGTCTCTAACTGGACTTATTAATGCTACTACTAATAATGTTAATACAATTTCGGCTAATGCTACAAGTATAGAGACTAGAAGGGTAGCTAATATTGCTGGAGCTTTATCTACTATTACAACAGCAGATTTAACAGCTTCAAGAGCTGTAGTATCTGATGGTAGTGGTAAAGTAGCTGTTTCAGATGTTACTAGTACAGAACTTGGTTACGTAGATGGCGTTACTAGCGCAATACAAACTCAATTAGATGCTGGAGTGACTAACGCTGCAGCTGTTGTTACTGAGGCACTAGGTATAGAAGCTAGAAGAGTTGCTAATATAGCCGGAGCTGTTTCAAGTATTACAACTTCTGATTTAACAGCCTCTAGAGCCCTTGTATCTAGTGGTAGTGGTAAAGTAGCTGTTTTATCATCTGTAACATCAACAGAATTAGGTTATGTTGATGCTACTAGCTCTATACAAACTCAGTTAAGTGCAGGTGTTACAAATACTAACTCTGTTAAGGCAAATGTAGATGCCGCCGAAGCTAATATAGCTGGAGTGCTTGCGGGCACTAAAAACTTTACTGGTGGCGTTACTATGGGCGATGATTTAGTCATTCAAGGTAATTTAACGGTGCTTGGTGATAGTGTTACGGCTAATACTATTAATGCTGTTATACAAGATAGATTTTTATTATTAGCTAACTCTGCAACAGGAGCTCCTAGTGCTGATATAGGTATCTTTATGAATAGGGGTAACGAAGGTAACGCTGCTCTCTTTTATGATGAATCTGCTAAATCATTTACTATGGCAGAAACTAGAGATCCTGATAGTAATGTTGTTATTAGTCCTACAGGTTTAGCTAATTTGGCAGTAGGCACACTAAAATATAATGGAGCAGATTTAAATACTGCTATTACTGATAATAGATCAGGAGCTATTTCTACCGTATACAAAGATAATCTTACAGTTTCTCGAGCTTTAGCTTCAGATGGAAGTGGTAAAATTATTGTTTCAGATGTTACTAGCACAGAACTTGGCTATCTAGATGGCGTTACTAGTGCGATACAAACTCAGATTGGTACTACTAATACTAATTTAGCAGATAATTCTACTCGTATTGCTGCTGTAGAAACTAGAAGAGTTGCTAATATAGCCGGAGCTGTTTCAAGTATTACAACTTCTGATTTAACAGCTTCTAGAGCCCTTGTATCTGATGGTAGTGGTAAAGTAGCTGTTTTAGCATCTGTAACCTCAACAGAGTTAGGATATGTTGACGCTACTAGTTCCATACAAACTCAATTAGATGCTGGAGTAACTAATGCTGCAGCTGTTGTTACTGAGGCAGTAGGTATAGAAGCTAGAAGAGTTGCTAATATAGCCGGAGCTGTATCTACTATTACTACTTCTGACTTAACAGCTTCAAGAGCTGTAGTATCTAGTGGGGCAGGTAAAGTAAGTGTATCTGATGTTACGTCTACAGAACTTGGCTATCTAGATGGTGTAACCAGTGCTATTCAGACACAGCTAGATAGCAAAGGTAGTAGTGCGGGATATGAAGCTAATGATTTTGTAACATATACTAGACTCAATGCAAACATTAATGTGGTGTCGTCTAATGTCGCTGTTGGCCAGATTATGAAAGTTAATGTTATCGCGAGCACTGATGGTGAAGGAGCAGGTAATAATAATTTCTTTATAGCTACTCCTCCAGCAGGTAACCCTGCTGTAATTGACAATATAGCTGTTACTATAGATGGAGTTACACAAGCTAAAACAACAGATTATTTATATACCGCAGGAACAGGTAAAATAACTTTTAAAGATGCTGCTATACCTACAGGATTAACTGTTACTATTACAAGTTTGAACCCTCCTGCATAATGACACGTAAATATAGACAACTCACTACGGAACTAACCTTTAGATGTAATGCTAAATGTCCTGCATGTCACAGACAAAAACCTTTACGTATAAATTTAAATGATAAGCTATATACTTATACACTAAATAGTTTTAAGCAAGTATTTTATCCAGACTTATTACGTAATTTAGACTGGCTAGTATTAAATGGTAATTTTGGAGACTCTATAATGAACAAGCATTTTAGAGAAATTATTAGCTATGTTAAATCACATGGCACAAGATTATTAATACATACTAATGGTGGTATACATGGACATGATTATTGGACAGATGTAGGTAATATTTTAACTAAACATGATATTATAAATTTTGATATGGACGGTTTAGAAGATACTCATTCTAAATATAGAATTAATACAGAGTTTACAAATGTTTTTAATAATGCTTGTTCTGTAATTAATACGGGTAATACTCAAGTACACTGGAAGTATATTGTATTTGAGCATAATAAGCACCAAGTAGAAGAAGCTAAAGAACGCGCAGTTAAATCTGGTTTTCATACTTTTTCTACTGTAAAAACTTCAAGAGATGTATTTGCACCAAAAACTGGACAGTTTGTTCACTCTAAAAAGAAAAAAGAAAATATGGATAAAGCTGAAAAGATAATTAAATGTGTATGGGATAACTGGGGTAAATGGTATATAGCTCCTGATGGTCTTGTTTTTAGATGTTGTTGGACAGGTGGTCACTATTATGATGAAAACAATTCTAGATTTTATTATCCTCCAAAATTTGAAAATCTGTTTAATGCTTTTCATGTACCGCTTGATAAAATTTTAGAATACGGATATTGGAATAAGCTACAACAATATTTAAAAGGTTATGATAGATCTTTTGCTATATGTAAATCTCAGTGCGGTAAAATTGTTTCTTCAATCGAAAAAACAGAAGAAAATCTATTAACTGGTCAACGTACTTTTTTTGACTCAGATAATCAGATAGGAAATTAAATGAGCAGTCGTAAAGTAGTAATAAAAAAAGGAAAATATAAATTTTTAAGACCTGTAAATAGGGGCATTCGTCGTAATGAAAAGATTAGAAAACTTGCCACTTCTGGAAAATTAGACTATCCTACACTGGAGAAGTTTATAATAAAAGAGAGAAATCTTGGGTATCCAGTTAAATACTCTAAACCAATAGGTTTTAATATTAAAAAAAGGAAGAAACGCAAATGAGAAAAGATGGACATACTGATGTAGCATCCTCAAGAAAAATGATGCAAACTGTAATAGAAGATGCGCGTGATATTCTAAATGCTTTGCCTGGAGATGAAGAAGCTTCTTTACCTACTTGGTGGACCAATAAATTAGCTGTATCCTCTGCATATATAAATTCAGCTAGAGATTATCTTGTATATTCAGGTAGTGATTCTGTTACTACAGTTACTAATGAAATGCCTGCAATGATGGCTCCTATGGCGTCACAAGATAGTATGACATCTAATGGAAACCTAGTAGTAGGGGATTACCAGACAAAACATTTTGACATATGCCCTACTGCACAGTTACTCTATACTGAGTTATCTAATAATCCTGACTTAGTAGATATGGCCGAAGAATCTGCAATTCTACAAGATCAAATTTTTAAGATCGAAAAACGAGCTATTGCAGCAAATTCAGCTACAGATGAAATGGTTCATAAAGCAGAACACTATGCTGATATGATTATGGAAATAGCAGAAGAAATGGATATGGTAGACGAACATGCTTATGTAAAAGATACACATATAGCTAAAATAAAACAGCTTGCAGACATGGATACCATAATGGAAGATAATAGTAATGAAGTACAGCTTCCTCCTTCCTATATGATGATGCAAAATGCCTCTTAAACGAGGTAAGTCACAGAAAATCATATCTTCAAATATAAAAGAGCTAATGAAAAAACCTTCAAAAGCTCGTGCTAAGGGCGTCAGCACATTAGCAAAAAAACAAGGTATAACTAAAAAAGAGGCACAACGTCGACAAGCTGTTGCTATTGCATTAGGATCGGCAGGAAAAACTCTAAAACGTAAAAAACGTAAATCTAAATAAATATAATTCTAAAGGAGAATTAACATGGCAAATATAGTATATGCAGTTGGTGGACCCAACTCTAACTACGACACAGTTGCGGATATACCTCATAGTGTATGGCAGCGTGGTTCTGGAGATGAAAGCTCCAACACAACAATTCAACTCTACGGTGGAACACATACATGGCCTCAAGAGGAAAAAGCATTTCACAACGTAACTGTTGTAGGCATGGGTGCAAGAGACGCTGTAAAAATTAAAGGTTCCATTCTTTTAGGTACTAATGGATCAAATGTAGCAGGAGGACATAATTTCTTCCAAAATATTAATATTACCGCTACAACATCAACACCAGCTATTGATGCTCGTACACCTGCATCACTATGTGGTGTTCATGCTTATGATTGCAGATTCAGTGGCGGCACTTTTGCTATTCAAAATCACACACCTATTGCAAAAATTGGAGCAACAACAGATTTTTATGATACTCACGCTACTTCAGTTGAGCGTGTATGGTCTGATTGTACAAAGTTCTTATCATGTAATGCTAATGTTATGGCTATCAGTTCTACTGGCGCTGGTGCTTGGTGTACCCCACCTGTCAATACGCAAGACGAAACTAAATTAGTTGGTAAAGTTGATCTTGTTTATGCTGCTGCAAATGCAGGTAATATGACAGAGACTGTTGTAGCACGTACTATCGTAAGCTAATAATATATAAAGGAGAATAATTCATGGGAATGATTTCAAAAACAGTAACAGGTAGTGCAGAAGCTATGAAATATACCAGAAATGGTCAAGTAACTGCTGCTCAACCATCCGCAGGAGGTGGAGTTATTGCTGATGGTGTGGATAAAGGTTTAGGACCATCACCAGTAGGCTATGATAAATCTATCGTTGGTGGAAAAAAAATTAATGCTGCTACCCCTATTATGATGGATGTAACCAGTGGTAATAAAATTCCAGGCGTCGGTGGCTTGAAGGGCGGACCTAAAAAGCCAAATGCAAAAGGTATAGCTAGCTAATGGCTAAATCTCTAGCTGGAGTAACACTCAGAGCAGGCAAAAGCGTAACGATTGGTGACAATCGTTACGGTGCTCGTGAAGTGTATGACCCTAAAGCAATGCAAGAAACTTTAGCTTATTATAAAGGTGGAGATTCTTTAACTGTTAAAGAGGTTAAAAGCTACTCTAAAGCAAATAAAACGGTTAAAACAAGTAAAGTTTGATGGGTATTGTACCTGAAGTTTTTCAAAGGACACCGAATAAATATCCTAAGAAAAAGATTAAACCAAAAGGTAAGAAAATATCTAATAAAACTATTTATGGCTCATTAAGAATTAAGTATCAGCAAAAGAAGTAATTCCTACGCTGCTTTTTGTAATTTTTAAACTAAGCACTAAATTCTTTAACCAAGTTTTTTCGTAAGGCGCACATATAAATATGGGCGCCTTACTTGTTTCTATAACTCTTTTTATAATTTTTTCGGTACTAACATCACAAGATACAAATACTAAATCTTCTTGCTCAAGATGTCCGTAGTCATAATCTTTTCCATCCATACCTACTATATTAATATGATTTCTTGCAGCAGTATACTTTACTAAATCAGTTCCTATCTTTGCGATATTAGGATCTATCTCTATTCCAATTTGTTTTATATGTTTATATTTCTTATGTATATCAAACATAGAATAAGGATTCATACCACATCCAACAAGAACAAGTGTTTTACATGTTTTAAATAAATTAAGTTTCTTTTTTTCTTGTAAAGTTTTGTATATCCACGCATTAGGTTCAGCATTTCTATATGCCATTCTACTTCTTATCCATTTATAAGGAGTTACTTTTATACCGCTTTTATCATTAAATTTTTTTGCAAGTTTACGAATATAATCATCTCTTTTAGTTTCAGTAGTTTGATATTTAGTATCAAAAAATATAAATGAACTATAACTATTTTTAATTGCTTTTTCTCTTATTTCTAAAAACTTACTTATACATTCACTAAATTTAGGATTTTGATTTTCAAACTCAATTTGAGCATTTTTATTAAGTAGTTTTATAGTCTCAATTTCTGATCTTATTACTAAATCTTTCCAAATAAGTTCATTTTCTGTTACATATTTAAGTATTGAGCTTGTCATACATAGTTCCTAAAAATTTAGCTGTATTTGTTGTACCATTTAAATTAAATTGATCTTCAAATGATTTAGGTTTATAGCCTGCTAATACTTCATCAAGTACTTCTTTAATACTTCCAACTTCTTGCACAGTTAATACTTTGTGAAAATCATAAGGTTCAAAAGTAAAAGCTCTAACAAATTGTTCTAGCTTTTTACCGTCTTGTCTGGGTATTATAATAGAAGGTATCTCACCTTTCAGAATCTCAACTGTTGCATTATATCCTCCGTAAGTAATATATGCAGCACAATCAGCAAGCTTACTTCTTAGTTCCGGTATATATTCTACTAAGTATATATTTTTATTTTTTCTATTTCCCAGACTCTTATACCTGTTAGCAAAGGGCATTATAAATTTATAATCAGGATACTCAGATGCTAAGGCAGCTACATGTTTAAATATAGTAACTGCTTCATCTTTATTTAAACCTGTACTAATATAGATATTGTTATTTTTTCTTGAATGTTTAGGTTGTGTCTCATCACATACATAACCAGTATATTTTAGTAAATGTTTTATATCTTTTATTATTTGTTTTGAATGTGCATGTTTAGTTCTGTCACTTATTAAAGGAAGTAATTTTTCATCACCATGTACCAGAATATAATCTGCAAAATACTTACATACTATATTCTGGGTATACACAACCCAATCTGTTAGTTGACCGCTATGAGGTTCATCCCAAGGAAAATCTCTTACAGATATTATTATTTTTATATTTCTTTTTCTACATTCTTCTAAATACCTAAAATACTCATGAGCAAATTGCTGCCTACAAAAGGGAAAGCCTTCACATACTAATATTTTTACTTTATATTTTTCTATAGTCTCAATAAATTGTTTAATTCTTAAATTAATTATAGAATCACTCTGAATAAATTGAAATATGTTATCAAAATTAGATACTTTATAATCTCTTAAAAAAGCGATATGAGGAACTTTATGCTCTATAGGCGGATCGAATAGTTGATCCATAACTACTACATCATGAGTTTCAGCAGTTTTTTCTGCTATAAACTTAATTCGTTGAGAATGCCCTAATCCTCTATAGTATTGAGTTAAAAACCCTATTGACATTGTAGGGTTTTTATACCTATAGACCAATTCTCTGCGGCATCTTCTACATATCTAAGAGTCTTACCATGAAAACTTTCTTCAAAATATTTAACACCTTGTTCAGTAAAATATCTCAAATAAGCATACTCTTCTTTATAATCAAAATGCACTTCACAATAATCTCTGCTTGTGGTTGACATAACCGTACTAAGTTTTCTTCCCATTTTACTACTCTATGTTTCTGAGGTATAAAAGTCATTAGCCATTGGAAATATAGTAGCAATTGCTTTTGCACATTCTATTGCTAATTTCCTATGCTCTTTTTGAGTTCCATTATCGCTTCTTAATTCAATGTAGTGAATCCATGATCTTAGCGTTCCGTTGACGTATAGCCGCGACATTGTAAGACCTTCTGGCAAAACTTTCCTTGCTTGTTCCTTAGCGATACCATTTTCGATTGCCCATTCATACGCTGATTTAGTTGCTTCAATTACAACTTGCTGCTGACTTACCCATTCTTTTTGAAGTTCAATATCATCATGTTCAATGCTATTTTGTCTGTTCTTAGGGTCTTGCAATCGTGCCTCACAAACCTCAAACATATTGTCACCAAATTCATCAACATTAGCATACCTTTGACTAAATTCTTGAAATGAAAATGAACGATGTCGTAAGAGTTGTCGTGCAATATCTCTTGTACATTGTACCTCAACTGTTGCTGAGACCATTTCAAAAGGGGACCAGTGTTTATGTTTAATTAAATATTTTAATAGTTTTTCACTTGTTTCACTATTTATTTGGTTTGAAGGGTTAGATACTCTAGCACAGTATGCTATAAGTTCTTGTACATTTTCTAAGCCAGGGGATTCTGATACTTGCGTGTATCCTATTAATTTAGCTATCATCTGATTTTAATCCACTTGATTCTGGTAAATTACTTGTGTGGATTTTTGTTTCTCCACTTACTTTACTTATATTGGTGGTGTTAAAACCTCCATCTATATAAGAGTCAATTGCCTGTCTACTATACCCTAATACTATACTTCTTTTATCAAAATTTTTATCATACAGTTCTGCATTAATTTTTTTCTTAATTTTTTGAATATAACTTTTAGCTGATGAATTTTTCCAAGCAATATCTTGTATCTGATCAACGTAATTTAATACCATTTGTGGACGATAGTTTACTGAAAAAGTTGCTATTTTTTGAGTTGGCTGTAGGATTTGTGCTGTTTCAAAATTATTTTTAATTAAAAGCCATATTTCATTTCTAAACGTATATTCGAAAGTAGATATTCCATCAGCTAATGTTAATCCTTGCTCGTACACTAAATCAGTAAATGAATTGACTTCTATCCTAAAATTAGGACTTTTCAATGCTGGATATATACCTGTAGGTATAGGTATCATTTTACCAGGAGCAAATTTTATAGGTGAACTAATACACGCACGTAAATGAAAAAAAGGATCTAGATGGGTATCTTCACTAAATGCCCAATCTAGACTATATACAGCTTCTAAATGTTTTGCTTTTGTACTTTTTTCAATATCAATTTCGCAAATTCGTGAGTCTCTCAAGAGCTTCTTCTCCATCTTTACCTGCTATAATTGCTTTAGTACAGTGTTCTAAGTTGATTAATGTTTCATTTTTAATTAGCGTATTTTTACCTGCGTTGAGATTCTGTATATATTTAGAACGACCTTTTATTGGTAGTGCAGCAATTAAATTGTCTAAAGTCTTATACTGTTTAGCCAAAGTCTGTGCCCTCTTAGGGCCTATACCCTCAATTCCTATAATATTATCACTCTTATCACCTTCTATGATTCTTGATAGCATGAACTCTGATGAAGTTATTTCCAGATCTTCTTCAAGAGATTGAACAGTAACTTCTTTACGACCAAAAATATTAAATACGGATACATTATCATTTACTAGCTGAATTAAGTCTTTATCTGAAGAAACAACCCATGTATGATCATAGTCTTCAGAAACATTTTTAGTTATCCAAGCTATAGTATCATCAGCTTCTACTCCTCTGAATTTAACCACTTCATCATGAATATCATCAGGTAGTGCATTTAATACAGAAAAGAAATCTTCAAATCTTTTTACTTCATCTGGATCATCAGATTTAGTTCTAGTACCTTTGTACTCATCTAGCATTTCCATTCTGTAATAACTTTTACCAAAATCAAAACATACAATAGTTTTAGCAGCTTCATAAGACTTAGCTAAAGATTCTATTGTACGTATAAAATCTGCGCCAAAAGAACCGTGATTAGGTCTACGAAGCCAACGATATGATAGATTATTTGCATCTATAACGAGTAGGTTATTATATTCTGAATAGTCAGTTTCTTGCACATCTGCAAGATCATTCCATGATTTAGTCATATTTATCTCCTATGTTTATAAATAAATATAACAAATATAAAACAAGTTAGCAATAGCTATATCACTTCTCTTCTCTATACTTAGGTAACTTATCAGCTTTCTTTACTGCTTTAATCCAGTCATCTAATCTAGATATTTTAAACTTGTGCCCAAAAGATGAAATCTCTACATAATCTTCAACTTCTGTATCATCATCATATGCTGCAAAATCTTTAGATCTATCCCATCTAAATAATAATAAAGGTTTCTTTTTCATTACTTCAGCTTCTCGAACTGCTTGTTCCCAGAATCCAAATATATTAGTAGTCTTAGAAGTTAATAAATTATTCCATTGAATCTCTTTATAGTGTTTACATTCAATACAATAAGGCCACCATGCAGTATCATGAGGTGTCCATATATCCCCTTTTAAATAGTCTATTGCTCCTGATAATGGAACTCTTCTAAACTCTACATCAAATTCTTTACTTAATAATGTAGCTATTTTTTGTTCGTATGCTGAACCTTTAGCTTTACTTTTGTTATATGCCAATTTTATCCTTTACTAAGTTACTTATACTTTTAAATTTTTTAATTAAGTAAAGATAACATGGGGTAGACATTAAAGTCAACAATATATTTTGCTTTGGATATTAAATCATAAAACATTCTAATAAGTTTATAGTGTATACAGTTTGTTTCTATAATTTGTATAAATCATCTATAACCCTATTACTAAATTTTATATTATCTTCTGCAGATAAATGATTTGTTGTATTGTTATATTTACTTTCGTAATCATAAGGACCAGAGTTAATAATATTATTTATACCATAGTAGTATTGATTTTTATATTCACTAATATCCTCACAATATTTTGGAAAAATGTTTCTATAAAGTAAAAATTTACATGTTAGCCGGGATGTTAGGTAATTTATTGCCCAAGCTTGATTTTGTGCAGATAAACGAAAAGAAGAGTTCATTAGATACGCTTTTATCTTATCAGCATGTGAATTACGTAATTGACTAACTAAATTACCTGAACTAATAGTAGCATTTAGATTAGTCTCTGTTATCTCATCAATATTTGTTTTAAAATCTTTAATTGTTGCAGGAGGACCAAACTCATTAGAATCAATTTCAAAGCGCTCAGCAGCAGTTAAAGATATAACAACATAAGTAGGATTTAAACTATCTAATGTATATTGAATTTGATGGCATATTGTATAATTACTTGAGCCTACTATAGATAAATTAATTAAAGGCATATTTAAGTTATTAGCAACAATTGCAGGCCATTTATCTGATTCTTTACCATAACTAAAACTGTCACCACAAACTACTAACATTTTCTTTTTAGATCCAGTGTAGCACAATGAAAGCCCCCACTAATAATTCTATCATGTCTTAATTCTAAAGGTATAGTCTCAACACCTACAGCATTTAATTTTTCATGAATTTCTGTTTGTTTTTTATCTACAATAGCAAGATTTGGATTTATACTAATAAAATTCATACCAATCCACTCACTTGCGCCCCAAGGCAATCCCAACGGAGCTTCTGCAGGTCCAACACACTCATTGATCCAGATCTTATCCCAAGATTTAAACATTTCTGGTTCATTATCTAAATTTACTCTACTTCCATTATATAGTACTAGACCTTCTCTAACAGGTACAATAGTACTATCTAAGTGTGCATATGAATAAAGACCTTCTACTATATGTACCATATATTCTTCACCTAGAATACGTTGTAACCATTCTCCTCCTAACCTATTTCCAGTATTAGATATTTGATATAGTATGTCTTTATTTGCTCTTACACAATTAGCTGCTTCAAAAAGTATTTCCTCATTGTTTAGTGAGGGTACACCTTTTGTATCTTCTTTATAGTTTTCATCAAATAGTAAAGGAATAGGAGCTTTAATCCAAGAATATCCTTCATGAAACATTCTAGTAAATATATCCCTATATGCCCATGTTTCAAATTGCCTATTCCATATAGGCGTAGGTGTTTCTATGATTTTATCACCTACAATTAATGTTAGATCTCTTGGGCAATGATAGTGCCAATTTTTACCTTCCCATGTAGGAGATTTAGTATCTTCAAGAGCATACTGAGTATCTGGTCTATATACTTTAACTCCTAGCTCTTTAAGAGTATCACTTAATATTTCTAAATCTTCATTTTGTTCGTCAATAATTTGTTGAGGATAGAAACCTGCTACAGATTTCATATATTCTTCTTCAAATTCTGGATATTGACATTTCATCACACTCCTATTAGGTATAGGTAGTGTAGCATAGTCTGCTGTACCTACAATCATTTCTTCTAATTCATCCCAGTCGTTATTACAGCTCATATTTTTGTCTTCCGTCCCAAATTCTTGTAAAACAAAGTCTATTTCCATTGCCGCCTCTATTATACTCTTTAAAGCGACCTGAGTAGTCTAAGCCAAAATATACACAATAAGAAGGTACTAAATCAAGTTTTTGACAAAACTCTAACTGTTTACTACGATACTTATTAAAAACATAATCAGCAGAGAATTTATTCATCATTTTAATTCCTATATAGGCACTTAGTAAATTAATATAATTATAGTTATACTCGTTTATAACATAAAGTTGATCTTCAAAAGCTTGTTTTTGTAATCTAATACCTACTCTATGATTTTCTATAGGAAAAACTTTTGAAAGAGATGATACTACATATTCTATACAAGGATGAGATAAATCAAATGACATATCTACTGCTAAATTAATGTAAGCTAAATCAAGCATTACAGGCACTTTTAATTTATCACAATCACATAGTAATTTTTCAAGATCTCTAGGTGTAGCACCTGTATCCGAAAAAGGTACACTTAGTAATACTACATCATTTTCTTTAATAGGTTCATCATCTAGCCATGCAAATCTATCTTTACTATTAAACCATAATCCTTTCATCATTTGATGAAAAAAGTATTCTCCTTTTGCAATTCTTAATCTTTTATTTTTATATCTTATATAAAACTGATAAAAAGATTCTGTAGTTCCTTGTGTAAAACACATATAATTATATTGTTCTATACCTTTTATTTTAGGATGAGAGCTAAATATCCACTGCTTGTAGTTTTGCAAAAAATCTTGTTTTATTATTTCTGCATTTTTTACTGAGTAATTATTCCTACTAGTAAACATTCGTATAGATATATCTCTATAATCAACTAGTTCTTTATCGTGTACACTATAAGCACCTCCAAAAGGTTTATCTTTATTGTCCGGCAGATTAGTATATCTCATTATTTAAAAAATCCTGAAAGTTGAAGAGTATATTTATTTTCCATTCCACAATTGCCTGATAGATGTTTAACATGTTCGTTAAATATCCATCCTGTGTTCTTTTTCCATTTCCATTTTAGTTCATCTTCAAACTGTAAAATATGTCCAGCTTTCCAATCTTCTATATATATGTTAGCTCTAACAGGTTCTCCAGCAGAATCAGGATATAGTTTTTTTAGTTTATAAAACTTATCTACATGTAAAGGTATACAATTACCTGGTCTTTGTTGGATTACAGAAATGGTATATACATCTAAACCTGTTTGCTTACCTAGTAGTTCATAGTCAATTTCATCTCTGTTTAAAAATTTTTGATAAATTACTGTATTATCATAATTATAACTGGTAGGCATGCCTCCATAAGGTTTATGCAATTCTTTTAGTTTTTCTGTCATAATATCTTTTAGTGACTCTTTATAAGTATTCCAATTAATATCGTATACAAAAGACATATCATAATCAATACTTGTTTTTTCTAAAACTATGTTTCCCATGGGTACCAGCCTTTCTGTTTATGCCCAAAGTTTAAGTATTTATTTATACTATCTTTTTCATTATCATTAGTCAAATAAAAACCTTCATTTGCAAATAGTAATATAACCTTATTATTAATTGCTAAGTCTATAAGCTCTTCTCTTCTAATAACATCATCAGGTAGTGAATATATACTAGTCATTACAATAATATCAATATTTGAAGTAATTAAATCTTCAAATATAGGTAGCCAATCTAAATGTTCATTTTCAAATTGCCACATATTATTAGGAATATCATGTAATTTACAAAAAGATTGTACCATGTCTCTTTGATAATTTACTGGTATATTTTTAGTATATTCTGTATTGCTATTAAGATAGCATATACAAGTATCTTTAGTATGATCTTTTATAGTTATTAATTCAGTAACATCTCCTGGTAGTCTAAAAAAGCCACCAGGTAGTCTGCCTCCATACTCTTCTCCTTCTACTAGAATATGCCAGTCTATAGCCATTCTAGTAATATCAGTTTCGTTATTTACATTACCATGTATAATTTCTTGATGAAAAAGATGTGCTTGTCCCACTTTCAAATTTACAGGATAAGCAGTTTTTAAACATTCATCTTCAAATCTTTTTTGAGACCATCTATTCTTTAGTACTGCTTTTGTAATTTTTCTAGAACTATCTGTAGGTACTACATACATAGAGTTAGTATCATATGCTCTTGTTAAAGGCATCCATATAGTACCTTGACCTCTACCATTTTGATAAAAAATGCCTTGATGAAAAGGTAGCCTTCTGCCCAATCTTTTCTGATTGGGTATTACTAAATTAAGAGTTGGTCGTCTTTTAATTAAATATTTTTTACCTTCTAACATAGGTTCTATATAAGTTTCAGCAAATGAATCAAACATCTTACTACAGCTAGAAGAGCTTAAATTTACTTGAACCATATTAGTAATATTAACAAAATCTTTAGTTTCTACTTCATTATGTATGTTTTCAAGACTTGTTACCTGTGGATACTGTTGAGTTATAATATCCAAAACCAAATCATTCCATGGCCATATATCTGGATCATAGTTTAGTGTATTATTATCAAAATGTGTATATATACTATTCATTAAAGGTGCCTATTAATTTATTACCAATATTATCATTTCTTTTTAAGAAATTACTGTAATTATGATCTAATATATGATTAATAGTTATAAAATCATTTTTAAGCTCATTATAGTCTTTATTTACTAACCTTTTTAATTCATGAATTACCATTGTAAATCTTTTTTTGTGATTTTCTACAGCATCATAAGACTCGTTTATTATTGGACTAAAAGTTTTATATCCTTGACTCTTAATAAGCTTAAGTTGGTTTGGGGAACCCCAAGACAAAAATGCTTTTTTATATAAAAAGTTTCTATGAGTTTTTTCTGAAACATAAACCTCAGTGCCACCGTCAAAACTCTCAACTACAAAATTAAATAAGGACTGTTTTAAACATTGTTCAACAGGTAATAGATCAAAAACTTTATCTGAATTTGTAAAGTCATAGGCTAGTATATTATATTGATAATGTAGCTTTGAAAGGGATATTAACTTTTCAAAGTCAATTCCTTTATTATACATAGAAACAAATCCTTTATCTAATAAGTTATTTTTTTCTAATAAACTAATAGCTAAAGTTGTATACGGATTATCATTATAAAAATATGTAAAACAAGAAAAATATCTGTTATCTAGTTTGTCTATATTTATAGTATTAGATTCTTCTTTTTCTTTTTTTAAACCACGACCATCTGTTCCACATCCTATAAAAGAGCAAGGCACCCAGGTCAAGAAATTAGATTTATCAATGTTATGAAGTGTAACAAAAACAAAATTTAAATTATCTCCAAAATTTTCACTCAGTATGTGTGACGTAAGTTGTGATACAGGTTCGTATACAACTATTAAGATTTTTCCTTTTTTATTTTTTAACCCTAATTGTACTCTTTCACTAATATGATTTTTTATAAAAATATCTTTTTGTAGTAAAAAATTATTAAGTGTTATACCGTCCATCAACATAATTGGATAAAACCACTTATCAATATCAGGAGCTGACCAAGATGATCTATATTCAATTCTGCAGTTAGTAAAAATACTTTTAAGAGTATATTTTTCATCAGTAAAACCTAATAAATTAGGTTTTGGACCCGTAATAGGATCAATATTGTCTACTAAAAAAGTTAGTTTATTAGGACTCATAGCCAAGTTTATATTTAGCTATAATATATGATTTTAAAAAATCACTTCTTACAATATCATCTATACCAAATTCAATTGTTTTAAATTCCTTTAAAGATTTTAAAATTGTCATAAAATTGCTTATACCTTTTTTATCATTTTCTTTTGTTAAATCAGATTGTGTATAATCTCCAGAAAATATAATTTTACTGTTTTTACCTATTCTAGTAATTATACTATCAAGTTCATGAAAATTCAAGTTCTGACATTCATCCACGATTACTATACTATTATTTAGTGTTATGCCTCTAATAAATGAAGTGCTCATAAACTTGACATTACCTTGTTGTTTTAATGCGTCATAAGCATCTTTAATGCCAAAAAGCTCCCCACAGATAGATCTGTATGGAGCTTCGTATAGTGATACTTTTTCCTGCTCATCACCAGGTAAGAATCCTATGTCTCTTGTAGATACTACAGATCTAACTATAAATATATCACTATACTCTGATGAGAGATCTAACATTTGTTCTAATGCTAAATATAGTGATAAAAAGGTTTTACCAGTTCCTGCTATACCATGAAGTAGTAGATGTTGATTTTCTCTATATGCTTCATATGTTTTTCTTTGATTGTCTGTAATAGGTGAGAATGTCAGTAAATCATCTATTCTCACTTTTTTAAGTGGCTGTGTTTTGCCATTATTTCCGTTGCCGTTACCGTTACCCAAGTAGTGAGTCTCCTTTAATTAGTATCAGACTCTAAAAAATCTAATAACTCATTATAGCCTCCTACATGCTTATCATCAATAAAAATTTGTGGAACAGTGCGGGCATTGGGTACTGCTTCTAAAAATTGCTCTTTGGTATACTCTTTTCCAATTATCTTTTCCTCATAATCAATTTTAAGTATGTTTAACGTTGTTTTAGCTTTAACGCAGAAATTACAAGTTGGTGTACTCCAAATAGTTGCTCTCATTATTTTATACCTTTATCAATCAATTTCATAACTTCTTCAAAGGAGTTATATTCCACTTATACTAACTCCTGAATCGGATACATATCTAGGATTAAACTCTCCATCAGGATGACGATCTTTGAGTTTTTCAAAGTTTTTTGCTATCACTTCATTAGGGTCTAGATCTAATGCTAGACAGTTTTGAATCCAATACCACATAATATCTCCTAGTTCACTTTCTAGTCGATCTTTAAACTCTTGATTATAGGGCTTACTATGGAACATTAGCTTTTTAACTAACTCATTATACTCACCCACTTCTCCACTAATTCCTATAGCACCCGTTAAAATTCTAGAAGGATGAGGAAGTCCCATATCTTCTAATTCATTAAGTCTATCTCTAGTATCATTTAGTGATTTAGATGTTTCTGATGTTACACCATCTACAAACTCTTTATATTTGTTTAAATCAATCATGCTCGCCATTAGCCTTTCTGCCATTATAACCATCAATACGCTTAAATACTCCTGGGTTACGTCTTGCAGTATCAAATGTACCTACAGTAATTACAATAGCTCCTAGTAGGAATGTATGTGCAATTGCATTAATTCCCCAGAACCAAATACTACCCATATAAAGGGAGCATACTGTTACCCACATCCATGCAAGAATCTGCATAATTAAATGCCTAACTTGTAGATTAGGTATATTTTTTAATGGATTAATATTAGCATCCATAACACTATTCCATGATTCATAAATATATTCTCTCATTTTCTATCCTATTTAGTATTTCTATTTTTCTATCATCAGTGGCTATAAACCACTCTCTAATCTCATCTTGAGTTCTTCCACAACCAGTGCATACCCCCTTTATGAGGGCACACACTTTTTGGCAGGGAGATATTACACTAGACAAGCATCACCATCACAGAACTTGTTTGCATCTTGATTATCACCTTCATGGTTTAGTAAGGTAAAGTCAAGAGCACCCAATGTTGCTGCGTAGGCTTCAATCTCTTCTCTTGCTGCAGGAGTATATGGTGCTTGTGCATACCCATGCTCTGACAAAGGAAGTAAGGACACACCTTTAAGACGAGAATCATAACAAGACAATGCACGAGCAATTTGATCAGCTTCATCTTCTTTAAATGTAATAGTAATAGATACTTGATTATCAGCCCAATAATGTTGTAAATCAACAGCATTAGCAAACTGCTCCCAAATAGACACAGATGTTTTAGCTACTGTCCCTACTTCATGTAGTACTGGAAAATATACTACTACTGTACGAACAGGATCACTAACAGCAGGTTCAATTCTATAACCTGCATCACTAAGAATCTGTACTAAGGGTGAAATAGTAGCAAGTCTGATTGTACGATAGTAAGACTCTGACTCAGCATAGTGAATACCTGGAAGTGCTCCAGCTACTAATGATACTGTTCCTGACGGTTTAACAGATGTAGTTTTAACTGATAAAGGTACACCCATCCATTCAGAATACTTTTTATCAATATACTGAATATAGTTAAACGCTTGATCACAAAACTCATCAAGATATTTACGGCGACCAAATTTAAGAATCGCTTCTTGAATACCACTTTGAGAAGCTCCAATACGACGATTACGTTTGATAACATCATTAGTATCTTGCCAATGAGTAGACATAAGAGTAACTGTTTTAGCGTACAAATAAGCAAACTTTAGTGTACGTTGATAATCCCAGTAATCTTCATGTTTAGCGGGAAAAGTTTCTACTAAGCAACATAATTCATATGATTCAAGAGATTGTTCAAGACATGGATTACCACCTTGTACTCGTCTATCTTTCCAGTCTGCTGGATCTTTCATACGGCTATATTTCTGCATATTCTCCAACCAAGCAAAACCTGGCTCTCCAGATATAGCTATAGATTTAGCTGCTTCTGTATAGTCTTGTCCTACTTCTGCAAAGATAGAATTGTTAGATGCCCAACGCCATCCACCAAACTTATATGACCATTCATAATGCTCATACTGTTTTGCAATTTTACCTCTTGCGTCCCAGTCATTATTATATGTATCGTAATCTTCTTCACTTATGTCTTTGAGTTCTAGTGGAGCTACTGATCCAGTTTCTACTCCAGCTTGTTGCCAATCTTTCATACGCATAAATGCTGTATCATCTGGTTCACCAAATGCAATCTCAGCAGTTCTACGTACATTACCAGCTACAACAATCTTACCAATCATATTCATAATATCAGTAATATCTACAGAAGTAATCAATGGACTATTAGAGCGTGCTCTGGCTTCTAGAATACCTTTAATACCATTAAAACCTTGAATCAATGGCTCTGGACCAGAAGCTACACCACCAAATCCTACAATAGGTTCTCCATAGGCTCTTACTTCACTAGTATCCATTTGTACTGGTGCTGATCCTTCGTCCATATACGAATCAATTAAGCAAGAAATAGCTTCAACCCATCCTTCGCGAGAATCTTCTACTCTAATCAGCTCAGGTGAACCTTCTGGAGTATGCGATGCAATCTTTCCAGCACCCTTAGTATCAAAACCTACGCCAACGCCAACCATAGACATATCCATAAGGAAAGCAAATGACTTAGACATTTCAGCGTCGATATTTTCTGTTGATACAAATGCACAATTATTAAGAGCTGCCCCGCCTTTATCCCAGATGAAAGGAGTGCCCATCATCCACAATCCACGACCAGGAGGCATCCATTTAAATTCAAATAGTCTCTCTGCTGCTTCTTCTGCGAGTTTGTGCGCTCGCTTTTCATCCCATGTAATATAAGATGATACTGAGTTAGTTTTAAGAATCGAGAATGATCCTTCAATAACTCTAATTACGCAATCTGCCCATGTTTCAAGATTACCAGTGTTTTCCATCTTGCGAGCGTATGTACGATAATATGTAAATTCTGATAGGCCACCAAAGCCCCAATTTACTGATTTATTTTTTAGTTGTTCTTTAAATTCTTTTTTAAAAGCAAATTTAATTGGAAATTTTCCAGGTGCAATCATTTTATTCTCCTAAACACATTTAGAACAGTAATAACAACGGATTGAGATTACTGTATGCTTGATATATTTTCTTCTTTAACAATAGATATTTTATCTATCAAGGGGTGGGTAAAATCATGAGATATTAAAAACACATTCAGATTGTGTTCTTGTTGTAGTACCTCAATCAATTTATCCTTTCCTTCATCATCTAATACACCCGTAATTTCGTCTAAAAATAAAAGATTTATACTACTGCCACCAAGTTTAGAAAGCAGAGTTCTAATAGCTAATAGAATGGATGTTTGGATTCTAGAAAATTCTCCTCCAGATACCGTTTCAATAGGAGTTGAAGTTCCATTATTTATAACTGCAATATTTAGTTTTTCTTTGTCTAATTTAAATTCTACTTGGAATTGTCCATCACTTAACAAAGATAGATAATGATTAATTGCAATTTCTAGTTCTTTTGTTAGATTTTCTAGTTTAAAGGCTACAATACCAGATGTGCTAAACGCTTTTTTCAAAATGTTTAACGCATTGATCTGGTCTGATTTAACTAATATATCATCTTTTAAAACAGTTTGTCTATTTGTAAAATCCTTTTTTTGCTCTATAAGAGCATCTACTTTAGCATTATGTGCTGCAACAGATTCATTATGAGCTTGTGCCTTATTGTTATTATCAGTCTGTAGATTGTATTCTACTGTTAGTTTTCTAATACGTTCTTTACTAGCATCTATATCAGGGTATTCTCTAGATAACTGATTATCTATAATACTGTGTAGAGTTTCCCATCGTGCTATATTAGTTTGATTAGTTTCCCATTCTTTTATTTCTGATTCTATAGTTTTAATTTCTTGTGACCATGCTTTAGCTTTTTTCATTGCTTCTGTATGAATCTCAGATTTACTCGCAATATGTTTACTAAGTTCTGTAGCCATAGCCTCAATATGGGAAGTATCTATAGCTTGCCCACAAGTAATACAGTGAGAAGTTAGATCTATACTTTCTAGCTCTTTTTTATGTGTTGATATTTCTGAATTAAGAACTGCTAAATCATGTTTTAGGGTTTGGTATTCATCATAGTGTTGAAAAGATTCTGGTTTAGTTATTGTTCCATCGAATTTTATAGATTCAAACTCTTGTATATACAAATTATTTTTATCTATCTTTTTGCAAATATCATTATAGTTTTTAATTTCTTGCTGTAAAACACCTATTTCTTGTTGTAAATAAGATTCTACTTCTGGTATAATTACAGATACTTTTTTATCAGGAATAGAAGTGCTACTAAGAAAGTCTTCTATTGATTTAAGTTCGCCTTGTAGCTTAATATTATCTTTTTCTGTAGCAGATGTTTTAGTTTTAATCTTATCACCTATAGTAATATACTTTTCTAGATTGAATAAATTGATTAAAAACTTTTTACGATTTGTGTCTGTAGCTTTAAGAAAGTCTAATAAATCAGTAGATGATTGATAGGTTAGCTGTGAAAATACTTCAAAATCTGTACCTATAACTTGTGATATTTTTTTATAAGTATCTAATACTTTATGCTCTGATTCATCTACTCCATCTTTTATAAACTTAACTTTAGTTTGAGCTCCT